ATTCCCTGACCCGCATCAAGAACATAAGTCAAAGCGATTGCCGTGCTTTCAATATATTCAGGAAAATCTTGAGCTATTAATGCGTCATTAGCATCAATCCATGAGGTATAATCATCGACAAGCAACTTAACGGCCGGAGCTAAATTCTCACCAATGTTTTCCTTTAACTGCTGAGTAGCTTCCCCGGCTGAATCAAAGCTGTGAGCGAGGGTGGTCCCTCCCTTTGAAGCATCTGGCAACCGCTTTGACATTTCCACAAGAAGGATATTATAGGCACCGGCCATATCTCCGGCTTCCTGAAGGCTTTTGATCTGTTCTTTCAGCTGTTCATTGAAAACCATCCCGTCTCTCTGGAACATGGACATGGCGCCGGACGTATCCGACATGGCCCTTGCGAAATACCGTGCGGCAGTCAGCATCGATTTCCCAGTCACTTCCGACAAAGATTGAGCCACTCTGATAGTTTCTTCGTATGAATCTTGCGTCAGTCCCTGCTGAGTAAGAAGCAACTGGGTCGCTTGCCTCACTTCAGTAGCAGATCCCAAAGTTGCCCGGCCTATTTCACGGGAAAATTTTGTGATATAATCCGTAGTGGCCCATGCTTTCCCCATTACACCGGCCTGTTTCTCAATCCGCCACATGGCCGTTTCAAGGGTTTGGAATTCGGAAATAGCAGACTTCGTAAAACTGACAATAGCCTTGACGGAAAAGTATGCGAGGATTGCAGCACCGGCCTTCTTCGCCATGCTGGCAAAGCCTCCCATGGTTCTATTCAGCCTGCCGACCGATGCACCCGTTGCCTCGGCGCGCCTCTCTGTGTTCCTTAATGCGGCATTAACTTTTTTCGATCCGGATTCGGCGCCCTTGCTATCAATGCCTAAACTTATTTTGACTTTTTTTGACATCAGCTTTCCTTTTTGAGCCTATCTGCCGACCAATTGCTAATCATGTTCAGCCTGGCTTGCAAATCATCGAAAAGGTCCGGGCAGTCTTCAGCTAAAAGCCAGTAAACATTTTCTTTACTGCACTCCATCACCTTCCCATCCGGGCCCTGTATATCTCCGCCCCAGGCCAGCACAATAACATCAGCATATACCTGTGCCTTGATTCTACGGACAGCTTCTTCAATCTGGACATCCGACATGCCCTTGAAATCTTCTTCGGCTTCACGTAATTTTAGACTGAATAAAAGAGGGTATTCATGGTTTGATCCACCCGGGCGGCGACACTTGAACCATGCCAACGTCTCCCCTTCGGTATCAGCGTATTCTATTTTCAGACCTTCAAGTTCAAGGCTTTTGTCTGTCCTGAAATATTCATTTAGGCTCATACAATGTCCCCTAAAAGTTTACGTTCCCTTTTTTGGGCTTCGGTGCTTTACGCTTTGCGTCCCGCCACTCTGCCCAAGTTACTTCCATTCGTCGCAGGAAAAAAAGTAAGTCATCAAAATCCTCATCATTGAAATCATACCTTTCAGCAAATGTGCAAATACTCGTGAACGGTATGGGTCCAGCCCCATCCATTGACTGTGGCCGGTCGGTTTGTAGCTCCATCCAGGCATCCCAATACAGGATCATTCCCGGCTGAAGTTCCGGCCACTTGTCAATTACTGGGGTGCGGAGGCCTTGTCCCCATCTTTTTTGGAGCTTTTCTTTTTCCTGTCCCCACCAGAGCTGGTAGTAGAGACAGGCTTGGAGTTTTTTCCTGCACCGGCCTTCTCTTCAGCCTGCCATCTTGAACGGTATTCAAGCCGTTTGGAAAGATCGCGGAACAGATCCGGGGCCTCCTCAGAAAATAGCCATATGATATTTTCCTTTGTGCATTCTGCCGGCATTTCTCCATCAGGCCCCTCGATATCGCCACCCCACTCAAGGATAACCGCTTCAGCAAAGACCTCTGCCAAAATACGATTGCTTAAATCTTCGTTCTCGTTGGCTACGATTTCCTGGCGGTTTTCTTTGAGCTTCCGATTAAAGACTTTCTGAAATTCAGTATTCCGGCCACCGGGTCTTTTGCATTTAAACCATGCAATGACATTTCCGAGATCGTCAGTGTAATCAATCACGGTGCCCTCAATCTCTTTGCTTTTATCTGTTTTGTAACGCTTGTTCAGATTCATTAAGCCACCTTTCTCCGACTGATTTGAATGGTTTTATTTTCGGCCCCGACTGTACCAGGTTCCCCGGCCCAGTCGAAATCCAACATTACATCGCTATCCGGACCCGGAAGGCTGCCCGGTTCATTTGTGAGCACTATCTGAGGCAACTCAAAAACGTATCCGTTGCCATCGTCATCGGTAAAAGCAAAAGCCAGGCTGAATTTTGTGAACGCTTCGTACTTGGCCAGCATATTTGCCCATGCAGTATCATTCAAATAAACAGAGATATTGCCGCTTAAATCCAGGGACCCGAGCTTTACATCTGTGCTCTGGAGCTGCCCAACGCAATTTTGGCGCCGGGATTTGAAATTTGCAGAAAGGCCGTAACTCATAATACAGCCATCGTATTCAACCCCGTCAATAAAAACGCCCGTTGCATGATCAGTGGTATTCAAAATACCAGTTTCAGGTGCCGGGGTTACGGTCCCGTCACCATCCTTTGCCGTTGCCAGAGCATACTTTGCACCGGTAAAATTAAAAGACCCGGTAACTTTGTCTCTGGCATTTGAAGACAGAGAAAACTGGTCTATCCTTGCATCAGAGATCAGCCGGAGCTTGTTAGTAAGATCAAGGAATTCAAGCTGAAAGGCATAATAATTATCCAGAATCCCGTTCCGGATATAAGCACCCTCAAAAAGGATGGAGTTACCACCAGCATTGAGATCGGCTATCGGTGCCGGGGTCACACCCAAAGTAGTTGCGGCAATGGATGTTACTTTAAACCAGCCATTTGCCCCTTCTGTGTCGAAGCCCGAAACAAAGATCCACTGGCCGACCGTGATATCCTCATCTGTAAAATCCCCAGCGGTAGTTGTGAAGGCACTGCCAGTGTTATCTGCCACTGCATCAGCGATACTTCCCGTTGCATCCGTTGACCATGCGGATCGCAAAAATCCTTCAAGCAGATCATCGAATGTTTGGGCTGAAAATTCCATGTTAATGGCACCTTCAGGGTTTTGCCCGGTTCTTACGGTTGCACCTCTTTGTGCATCACCTCGAATTTCATCAGACCGGGCTGTTTCCTGTGGAGCACCGAAAGTACCACCGGTATGCCGAATTTCTGTAAAAGCCGCTTCATCAACGGTGCCTTTTTCGGCTTGCTTTAAATATGATATTTGTACTCTTGAACTGTCAGACATGGTATTTCCTCCTTAAAGTTTTATGTTACGTCGAAATTGAAAGCAGAGGATACATTGCATTGAAAATATCCCTTGCCGTCCTGCCCTATTCTGTCGGCCCCGGTTTCCTGAAATTCAATTCCAGCAATCGGGTAACCAGTAAATATTTGAACAGCTTTTTCTTCAAGCGAACCCAGTCCGGAAAGTCCAAGGCCCTGCCTGGCAAAAAGCTGAATTATAACAACGCCTCTTCTCCTGTGCATCTTTCCTCCGACTGCGACCTGACTTCCTGATACCGGCAGAATAGACAATCTTCCGAAATAATCAGGATCAGAGAAAGTCTCCACTTCATTCGGCATGCCCATGGGAGTGACGTTGCTCCATTGAGACTCGACCAACTGCTGGATTTTCCTTGTTACTGATTCGTATGTCATCTTCCAGACCTTTCAGCGTCTGCAATCTGGCCGTTAATAATACTCTTGACCTCCGGCATTACCTTCACTGTCATACCTGCCGGAGCCTTACGGCTATGACCGTCGTTAAGTGGTTTGATATAATCACACCCGTTGTTGATATAAATTGTGTCGCCTATCTCGAACCCTCGCAGCTTTTGGGTGTTTATACTGTTTTCACCGGGTTCACCGGGATCATCGGGTGAATTTGTAACAAGCCATGAATTCTTTGCAAAACCGGTGTCAACCGGGGTTTCCTCTGCAAGTCTGGACCCGACTTCAAGAGCTGATCCGACAAGTACGGTTTCACTAAGTTCTTCAACAAACTCAATAGCTTCTCTTATTCCCTCTATGACAAGTGACATGGTTTAATCCTTTGTAATTATTCCCATCCAGATTATCGGTTCATCATCGGGTGCTATTGGTGTGCACCCGAATACAGTCCACGCTGGTTGATCTTCGTCGAACGTTTCTGA